TCAAATATGAGTGAATTAGATTTTCGTGAAATTGTTAGATTTTCAATAGCTGATTATGTAATGATTTAAGGAGTGTTTAAAATGATTATCCAACACCTGAAAATTTGATATTTTATAACAATAATAATATTGAATTTTATCGATTAATGTTATTCATTACAGATAATGTAAGAATAAAAAAAGGTAATAAGTAATATTAATATTATCACTTTAAAGGAGGTGAGGAAATGGAAACAGAAGAAACAAACGAACAACCTGTTGAAGAAACAGAAGAAACAGAAGAACACAACACAGAAGAAATTAAAGCTGTTGTTATTTGTCGTGGTTATGTGATTTATGCTAAATCAGATAAAGGCGAACTCTATGACTTCTTCTACCCTGCTTTGCAGAATAGAATAACAATAGGAGAAGCCGAAAGTTTACTACCTGATGAACATAAGTTATTAACCACAGAGAGAGTTACTAGATATTATGAAATACCAATGAAGGAATTAGACGAATACGGAAAAATAATACATTAATAAAGGAGATTTTAATTATGTCAGTTTTAGATAAATATAACAAAGGAAATAGATTTGATTTTGAAGCACCTGAGGACTTTGAATTTGTAAAACCGAAAGAATTATTTGAAAATGAAGTTACTCAACGTCCACTCAAAGCATTATTTATCAATAACAAATCAAAATTTGGAGATAGTGCCGTTGCTGTTACTACATCAGAACTTGTTAACTTACCTAACCATATGGTACAAGAGGTAAAAGAAATGATGCAAGATGATGAAGTGATTGATTTAATTAATAATGATAAAGTGATGATTAAAATTTACACATACAACAATAAATACGGTCAATGCTATGGTGTTAAATTTGAAGAAATACCATTCTAACATTTAAAATTTGATACTATATTCTATATTCTCAACTATTGATGTTATAATAAATTTACAGTGTTACAACGTAGCACTATAAAAATAAAATATCAAAACATAATCAAACGGGGTTTTCCCCGTTTTATTTGTAAGGAGTGAATGAAATGGGTTTAATTGTTACATTATGTTTAATGACTCTTGTATTTTCTTTTTCAATGTCTTTTGTTATTGAATGTATAAAGGTTTTTTTTGGTCGTGGTAAATCATGGCGAGATTAGGCAAATCACATTATACCGTTGATGACTTTAATTTTTCATTTGGTTTATCCCAATCAGAAGCAAGACGTATTAAAAGACAACAGATGAAAAGAAGCACAGGTAGAAAAGGTAGAGTAAGTAGAACTTCTAGAATACCTAAAGAAAGTGCGTCAAACCAAACACTCAAAAGACAATTTGTTAATAAAATCAATCATGATTTAAAAGTATTAGGGAGCCGTCAAAACCTCCCTGCTCCACCGAATAGAATTAGCTATGCTTATGCTAAATCTTATGTTCGTGGTGTTTATCGTGAAGATATAAACTTAATTGAGGCAATTCAAAAAGGTAATGGAACTGTTGAACATTCAAAAATCAATACCAAAGGCATTAATTTGAGTGAGTATTGGTATGGTTATATGCGACCACATATTAATTTTTTAATTGATGAAGCGATTAAAGATAATCAAACCTTTGTCGGTTTTAGTCGGCGTTTCAGACAAATTATTAAAGATGTCATTGATTACTCATATAATAATAACAAACCTGCTTATAATATTGTTAAATATGTCTTATTTGGTTAAGGAGGTTAAACATGAAACGGGATAGAGAAGTCAAAGAATATCAAAATTTACTTGAAAAACATCGTCAAACGATACCAGAAGAATATAACCAGATAGAGTTATGTAATGAACTCATGAATAAAGATTTAGATTTTTATATTTCTATTTCCAACCGTTCAGACGGTAAATCATTTAACTATGTTGGATTTTTTATCAAACTTGCAATAGAAAAAGGTATTGGGTTTATGCTTGTCAGTCGTCACTTTACATTGAGATACGCCTATCAAGAACTCGTTGATGAAATTGTGAGTGAAATGAAAGGTATTAACTTTAACCACATTTACTATGATAAAAATGATGATTATATTAAAATAGGATATAAAGACGATTATATCGGTGTGATTACCGATTTAAACAATGCAACAGATTTAAAATATCATTCAGCAACATTAAAATACTTCCCTATTATTATATATGATGAGTTTTTAGCACTTGAGGGAGATTATCTCACTGATGAGTGGGAAAAATTAAAAACAATTTATCAAAGTATAGACCGAAATAAAGATGAAATACCATTCATCACACACCCTAAAATATTCTTATTAGGAAATGCCGTTAACTTTTCAAGTCCAATACTAGCAAACCTAGATATATTTAACTATCTACAAAATCACAAAATTAACACAACCAGACAGTATAACAATATACTGATTGAGTTACGCAAAAATAAAAATGTGAATGATAAGAAGAATTTAAGAGCTTTTGACAGTAGTAATGATGCCATGACAACGGCAGAATTTAACTTTAATGATTATCAGTTAACCAGTCCGAATGATATGCAATATATACAAAAGAATAGTAATTTCTTTTTTATAAAAACAGAATTTGGTTACTTGAAAATAATATTTAACGTAAGTGATTTACGTACTGATATTAAATATGTACCTTACGTTGAAGATTATCAATTTTGTACACAAATTGATGATGTGAAAAAAGATGTGATTTATTTAGATGATAAATATTACGATTATGACAATCATCATAAACAATACTATAAAAAAGGTTCGTTTATTACGTTTGATAATGCGTATTCCAAACAGTTTGTGTTAGATAATCCAGATTTAATTGCTTTACGTATTAAAAAAGTAATTAAGAAATATTTTAAAACGCAACAAACAGTCGAGCCTGATATAGATAAGATATACGAAGATAATTATATTGAGCGTTCAAAACGTGCCATACTAAAAAGATTAATGTAGGTGTTTTAAAATGTTGTTAGACTTTTTAAAAGAGAATAAAGGCAATCGACAAGCAACACTTTATTTTGATATAGAAACCTTACAATATAATATATCAAAAGGTCAACAACGTCCGTCATTGTATAAAAATGTCACTTACTCTGTTTGTGTTGGTTGGTTTGTAGGGAATCACTTTGAATATGAAGTGTTCCCTTCTTTTAAGTCTTTTTTTGATACATTTTTCAAATTGATTAAAGATAATAAAGGTACCATTACAAAAGGTCGTACAGTTATTAATATGATTGCACATAATACCAATAAATATGACAATATGTTTTTACTTCATGATTTGTCTTATTTTTACAATATCGAGCGTATGAATTTAAAAGACAATCAAGCAACAGAAGATTATCTTAATATTAGTATGAAAGATAGTAAGAAAGTAGGACGTGAAACCGATGTAGCATTAGAAAAACGAGTGAAAAGTCGTAACAACTTAGACTTATCTTTCTATTTAAACGGTTTTTATTTTAATATCATAGATAACTTTTTAAAAACACACACTTCTATTGCTGTACTTGGTAAGAAGTTACGTGATAGTGGTTTTTTAACTGATGATGATTTAAAAACGGACTTTGATTATGAAATATTTAATCGTGATGAGGATATGACGGATAGAAAAAGTTATGAATATGCAAAACAATGTTTTAATGTACTTTCTGATGAACAATTAAAATATATAAAAAACGATGTGTTGATTTTAGCAAATTCACACAAATACTATAGCTCTATTTTCCCTAACTTTGACTATTCTAAAATAACATTTTCTCAAAACATCTTAGATAGCTACTTAACAAATCCATTATCAAAATTTCAACTACTCAATAAGTACATGGATACCTATTCAGAAAGGCAAGCAAAAGTAAGTTACACTGATTATACCTTTGATAACCAGAACTTTTATGATTATATTAAATCGTTCTATAAAGGAGGTTTAAACTTTTATAATACGAAATACCTTAACAAAATTGTTGATGATGATTGTTTTTCTATTGATATTAATTCAAGTTATCCTTATGTGATGTATCATGAAAAAATACCAACATATTTAAGAGACTATCATTCATTTAAAACGAGTACACCAATTGAAATAAACGATATAGACAACCGAGATGTCTACACGCTCTACCGTATGGAAAAAGAAGTGTTTAATCGTGATATACTCTCACGTATTAAAAGTAGAGCAATTAAACAATTACTTGTGAAGTATTATAATAATCATACTTATGTAAACATTAACACCAATACCTTACGTTTAATACGTGATATTGCAGGTGTATATATCACACATTTAAACGTTTTAAGCTATGTGTCATTCGACTGTTATTATTTTGGTTCACGTGATATTATCGCAAATAACTATTTCATTAAAACACAAGGTAAATTGAAAAATAAAATTTATATGCGTTCCCCTTATGATTACACAATCACAGATGAAGAAAACACACAAACCTTTTCAAGTGAAGAGGTAATGCTATCAAAAGTCGTTTTAAACGGTTTATATGGTATACCTGCCTTACGTTCACATTTTAATTTATTTTATCTTGATGAAAGAGGAGAATATAACAACATCATTAACGGACATAAAAACACGGAACGCAATATCTTGTTTAGTACCTTTGTGACATCGCAAGCACTTTATAACTTGCTTGTACCTTTGATGTATGTATCACAATCACAAATTGATGATTGTTTCATCTATTGTGATACGGATAGCTTATATCTAAAATCAAAAATACGTAAACAACTCCCTGAACAACTTTTCGACTCTATCAGTTTAGGTAAATGGGATATTGAAAACGAACATATACAAAAAATATATGTCCTCAATCATAAAAAATATGCGTATCTGACTGATAAAGGAATTACAGTGAGATGTGCGGGGGTGGGGTTGGATAGTTTTAACCTTAATCAATCATTCGAGGACTTTATTAAAAATGAATTTCACGACGGTGCAAAAATACTTAATCAAAAATCTATATTTAATGAACAAGAAACCATTAGCATTTATCCGTCTGTAACGTATATGGATAAAGGGGAGACTTATGCAACAAAGTTTAACTATCTAGATCAAATCAAAAAGGAAATGCTACTCGAACACTTAAAAGAGGAACTGAAAGAAGGACTAGATGATGCCTTATACATCGAAAGTGAAATCGGTGCATTTAGTATACATGATGTATTTAAAGTTACACACCCACATAGAGAGCGTGACGATTTACATCTCCTTGCGATGTTACATGATGATATAAAATAAACTTCTATATATGAAATGGATCCATTCCATATATAGAAGTTTTTCTTTTAGAGTAGAGTAAACTCTTTCGTGGTCAACATCGGCGAATAAATTCGCTCGTTGTTTTCACGTGGGACATACAACGAAATCAAAGATTTCTGTATGTCTCCATATAATACATATTTTTAAACAAAATATTTTTTACGGCTTTTCCGAGCCTTTGGTTTAAATCTAACTTGATTATATCAAATTTTTCATAACGTGGTCAACGTCGGCGACTGAAGTCGCTCGTCGTTTTCACGAGGGTGATACGACGAAATTATAAATTTCTGTATCACTCCTTAACCCACGCTTTAAAGAAATGGTTACCACTCTCAAAATTACTCACATTTTCATTCGTGATATTTCCTCCCCCCATCAGTGCGTCATTTTTCATATTTTGGGAAAGGAGTTTAAAATTATCCCCACTTTTAAAACCTACGTGACCTGCCCCTGCATTCCAGAAATAAACCACTGCCCCACGTGGTAAGTCATTCCATATTTTCGTACGTTGTGCTTTACTTGCCCCATTCGGGACATTCACATGCTTCCACCCACTCGGTACTGGATTACTCGCAATATTTTTAGCATAGTCTCCTGCGGTATTGAGTCCTAAACCAAAATGGTTAGACACATGATGTACGAGGTCTACACATTGCGCCCCATATGCCCCATCTGCGTCAAATTTATTCCCAACATTTTTCTTAAGATATTGGTAAATCTTTTCCATTGTTTTATTACTGGAAGGTTTAGAATCATCTTTATCATCTTTATCGTCTTTACCTTTTGAGCCTTTAGAGCCGTTAGAGCCAAAGTCTAGACTTCCCACCTTTTTTTCTAATGTGTCAAAAAAGGGGATGTTAATTTGTATTCGGTAGGTGTTATTGTAGGTTTTGAATAGTTTAAAATATTCATTACTGAAAAACATATCAGTCCCGATAGAATGTAAATCATAAGTAAGCATTTTCTCAATTTCATTAAATAGTGCCTCCAATACTTTTTGTCCTTCTCGTCCTAAATCTTTGAGTATCCCACTGATACTATCATCACTACTAGGGGTGTCTTTGCCTCCTTTATCACTTGCCTTTTTACCGTTAAAAGGGTTACCACCATAGTATTTGATTTGAGCTATCATTTGGTCGTAAGCATTACCAACATCGTACCATTGACCTCGCCAGTAAGTCATAGCGCTTGAATGTTGAAATATCCAACCGTTACCTGCATGTGTCGCTTGCATGTAATGCGCACCAATGGAACCTTTCGGCATAGCATTCCACATTTTACGTGCTTGTCCCGGATTATCTTCATTCCATGTGATGTAGTTACTTTCATATGAACTCATGGCTGGACTTCCGGGTTGACCTGTATCACTACCATTGGGACCAGGTGTGTGTTTTTTAAGCGTGGCTTTTACCATGCCAACATCTATTTTTAAGGCTTGCATTTTGTCATTGCTACAACCTGCTTGTCCTCCGGGCGAATAGTGGTTGAGGTAGTTACAAGCCCCACCACCTTCAACCATTGATTTAAGCATAAATGTTGCATATCCACCGAGTTGTTTTTCGAGATAAGGTATCATTGTACCTTTAATCCATGCTTTAGATAAACCATATCTTTTAGCAACGGCACTTGTTGTATAAGCATTTGCTATTTTTTCTTTACTAATACCAAAGTTAGATGAGAAGTCCTGTTTTAGAAACTTCTCATACTCACTATTGGAATAATTTTTACGATATGCCATTACTTATCATCTCCCGTTTGTCCGTCACGTTTTTTGAACGTTTCCCACATGCCACTTGCCATGAGACCACTAATCATACCACTGAGTATTAAACCGTAAACAGAAATGTTTGTTTGTATTTCAGGTACTAAGTAACTAAACAAACTCACAACAACACCAAGTCCCATAGAAATAAGCGGTATCACGTCTTTAGGTATATTAAACAATTTTTTAATGACTTCTGTTAGTCCGAGTGTGATTGCACTAATCGTCAGTGCAAATGATGTAATGACTTCCATGTTATCAATCCTCCTTATTTTCTACGTTTATTATAATACACATTTTGTAACATCGGATTAAATGTGCCATCATTGTGCCAAAATCTCACACCATATTCAAGTAATGATTTGAGTTGTCCCATTAAAGCCGTATCAACATTCGGTATTGTATAATTACCATTTATGGATAAATAGTTACATATTGTCATACTGTCAATCGGTTCTATCGGTTGGTTGGTTGAATTTTGTTGGTAGCCAAATAATCCATAATATTTCTGAACCGTTGGCACGTCAGTCGGTGCCAGTCCACCTATTTTAAGTGTAATCCCGCTAATATCGTTGGCAATCGCAAACGCATTACCCATGTCACTACCCGTTTCTGTTGGGGGTGTCAGAGCAAGGTCTTTTTGTTCAGCTTGTAAATCTCTGTAATACTCGTATTCTTCATTAAATTTAGAGAAGAGTTGTGTTGGATTAATATTACTTAATAAACTGGTTGCATCGTAAAATTTATCTTTTGCCGATGTATTGGCACTTCCTAAACGGCTCATACGTGATGACACAAGTCTATCTTGTGCCAGTTGTCTTTTATTTGCCGATTGTGCGTAAGATAACTTCCCGTTATCAATTAAAATCGGTACTTGTGCGAATGTGTCTATCGTGAGTGATTCATTTAAAAATGAACCTCTATCTACGATAATTTTACCATTGGTTAATTTTACGGGTACCTCAACGTCTGCTGATTTGTAACGCTCGGGGTAAACTTTAATTTCATTATGATAACCAATAATGGAACGTGTTCTCAGTTTCAATCCTGTATCACGTCTGATAAATCCTGCGTCTAGGAACAAACTACCATTCGCCCAATCATACAATTCAATTGTCATATATTCATTTCGGCACATATGCGCATGTTCTTTCGGGTCGAAACCAATGGTTTTACACAATTGATTGAATGACAGTTCAATGTTTGTCATATTCATTCTATTACTGATTTTACCACTTTTTAAAGTATATATTTTTCCTATATCTTCTTTCGTTTTAATTTGTTCTAAATCGTCATTATCTATAAATAAACTAGGAATCAGTTGTATTTTTTGGAAGTTTTGAGTAATCCACGGGAAGTCTGCCAATTTATCCATAATACTATTAAAATCTTCATATTTACATAAGTATAAATCAACGGGACTGGTAATCTTATCATATATTGTTCCTTTTGATGAAGATATGCGAGGGTGGTCTTCATCGCCGAATTTTTTTCTTAAATCGGCACTTGATTGCCATAACACATAGTTACTGCCGAAACTTTGATAATAGTTGGCGATGTATTGCTTATCACTCATTTTAAGAACGTCATCATTCGTACGTAAGGCTTGAAGTTGTTGTTCGTAACTTTTATTTGATAAGTGTTGTCTATCTATATTGACACGACCTACTGTTTTTTCTAATGTATCGCCTTGTGTGAATGTCATAATCGTATCAATCACAAGTGAGAGTTTAACAACTTCATCGTTTACATATTCAATATCCATGACAAACGCGTAATAACGTCTACCGGGTTCAAACTCACTCACGAATGTACAATAGTTAATCCCTTGTGCTTCTTCCCAACTTATATCAACTCTTAATTCTAATCGGTCACGTATAAAGTTAAATTTACTTTCAAACTTGAATGTAGAAAAATGACCGTCTTTTAAGAAATAATTATCTCTTTCTTCATTAGATTTAAAATGTATGGTATTTTGAAAATCATTTAATGGTGTATTATATATCAGAACAATATCGGCGACATTATGATACTTGTTACTCTTTTTATTGTTGATATTATCATAATCTCTGACAACCATTTTTAAACCTCCTCAAAAATAAAGCCCCTCAAATATGAGGGGTATTTAATTATTATTTTTCTTCTAACTTTTTTAAACGTCTTTCAATATCTTCAATGCCTGTGATTTTTTTATAACCACGTCCGACACGAACATAGACGTTGTTTTTTGTGTCACTAATCAAATCATTTTCTTCATTGGTAAATAGTGGTACACGTTTAATATCTCTGACTTGTCGGATTGCTCTTACAAATCGGTTAGCCATTGTTTACCTCCTTAATAGTCACTAAATTTTACTTGTAATGAATGATAAGGGATATTGTTAATTTTGAGTGTAAATATATGAATATGTTCGTATTTTGATGTATTTACACCAATGCTTGTATAATTGTTGTTCACTTTATCAATCGTATAGTCATCAGTTTGAGCAAGATAATGTGTTTTTCCTAATTTTCCGTCTTTATCCATTTCTTTTTCTGAAATAGAAATATTGATGTCATCCATAGGCATAATAGAGTAAATATCAAAGTAAACATGGTCTTTTTTGTTAGCTACATTTTCAGTTACATTTGATGAAACACTGTAGAAGTTTGCTATATTTTCTTTCAATTGCTTCATATTTTCTAATGTCTGACTTTCTTCTAAATCAGATTGAATAGCTTCAACTGTTTTTTTGACTTCATCAATTTCAGATTGTAATTTATCTTGTTTATCGTTTTCTTGAATGGTATCAAGTGTATTAGATAATTTGTCTAATTTTTCTTGTACTTGGTCTCTGTACCATTCTTCATTGTTTTTAAATGTATCTAAATCATATCTGAGTGATTGTAGTTGTTCTGTATGTTCGTCTGAAATGTCTTTCAAACGTTTCGCTTTTTTGGTTAATGTATCAACATCATCATCGAGTTTTTCTAACATTTTATCTTGACGTTCGTTTTCATTATTTAAATAAATCAACATGTTTTGTGTGTCATCTTTGAATTGGTTGTAATCTAATACATGATTACGGAATTTTTTCTCTAACTCTGGTAAACCTGTGATACGTTCGTATCTTCGTCTTAATCTTACATAAACATCATCATTGACATCACTTAATAAATCATTTTGTTCATTTGTGAATAAAGGTTGTTTGTCAATATCTCTAATTTCTCTGATACTTCTAACCATTCTATTTGCCATAAACTTTGCCTCCTACCATTTTTGGTGCTTGTCGCCAACCGTCGCTCGTTCTCACTCGGTTGTGACCTTTGTCTTTTTGTTTCATTGTAGAAAAGTTTTCGTAACTCGCACTTTTCCAGTTTGAATTTTTTCTTATTGCTATAAATCTTGATTTCTTACTCAATTATATCACACTTTCTTTTATGTGTATTTGTTAACTAAAATCATTGGGTCAATGCTATCTGGGTGGTTATATAAGTAACCTTTGCCTTTGTTAACTTGCCAATGTAAGTGAGGACCTGTAGAGTTACCTGTACTGCCTACATGTCCAATCAATTGTCCTTTTTTAACGGTTTGACCTGTTGAGACTTGTCTATCATTCATGTGCATAAAGATATGTGTATACTGACTACCGTCCCAAATTTGTACTTCATTGCCACCACCTAAATTACTAAACCAACTTTTTATCACTGTACCGTCAACGGTTGAATGAACTGGTGTGCCTGCATTCACTGCATAGTCAATGCCTGCGTGTCCGTTTGCTTGCCAACCTCTTGAAATCGGCCAATCTTTAAATGGATAGTAAAAATTCACTTCTTTTGAAGGTTTATCACTACTTCCACTATGGCTAGGATTTGACGGTTTGTCATCTTTTTTATTCTTTTGAGGTTTGTAATCGTTTTGGTCGAGGGCTTGCCAGTCTTTACTAATACGTATAGCCATTGGAATGTATTTAGGAGGATTAGGGTTTTTCAATGCAATTCCTAGTACGATTGTACTATTTGAATATTCGCCGTCTGGATAAACGGTTTTGATTTTCATTTGTGTACTTTTTGATTTTTGTTGAGGTTCAATCGTTTCATTAAATGATACTTTTTTAAGATTGGACTTGCTATATTCTTCATTTGTTCGACCGTTCCAATCGTCAATTGTTTCGCCGTTAATAGAAATCGTTCTATGCACTCTTACCCCTGCACCTGCAAAGTCGGTCAATTTACCGTCTAATAATTCGAGTTGAACATAACCTTTAACTTTAATATTACCACCCGATTGTTCCTCTTCATCTTCAACATGCACGCTTTCAATCATGAAACGGGTAGACGCCCATTTTTCTTGGTTTTGTCCGTATTGAATATATATTTTATCTCCATTGATACTATTAAAATAATCAACACTTGCACCACCACTCCACCAATTAGATTTGGCACGACTGCCTGCCCATGCAGGAACAGTCGAACCTTTATCAACAATATTAGATGAAGTTGATACATCAAATAACTTCTCTAGTTTTGCCATATTTCCACCTACTTTTCATATCCGACAACAATGTCAAATTCTGTTTTGCCTTTGTTTGTTCTGATATATGTTGCGCCGTCAGGTTTATTTGTAAAGACGTTGATATTACCTGTAGCAATGTCACGACCTTTATTAAATTTGAATTTGTCGAGGTCTTTGCTATCTACTGCACCACTATCGTATAAGTTATTAACTATTTTTTGTAGTGCGTCTTGTAAGGTATCCAATTTTTTTTCGATACCGTCCATACGTTTTGCTAAATCGTTGATGAAATCAACAAGGTCATGTAAGAAACCATTAAAACGTGCGAGGTAATCATAATAACTTTTCGCATTGGTGTTATAGTCTGCAATATCATCATAAAACGGTTCTCTATAAACACCTCTTCTATATCTAGGATACTGATATGCTTCTTCATAATATGGAAATCGTCTCATACTTTAACCTCTTTTCACTTTTGTTAATTTGCCCCATAGGTTTTTCTCATTTAATATTTTTTCGTGTTTGTCCTCAATTTTACCAATGGGCATATAGAAATCTTTGTTGCTAGAACCTTTAGCTTGATATTTAAAGCGTATCCACCATAATTTAGCTTGTTTATCTTTAATAATTTGGTCGAATTTTACATATTGATTAGGTTGTATATAAGAATTTGATGGTACTTCTTTTGCCCTTAATCCATAATTGTAACGTGGTACGATGGGTAATGTATTTGTTTTATGTGCTGTAAATGTACCTTTCCAATTGTATTTAGTAAATTTATTATCACTGACTTGTGGTTTATCTGGTGTCTTGCCACCGCCTGCATAATGTCTGACACGTTCAATAAAGTAATCAATCAGTTTTAATTGATTAGCTCTTGTATTTGGTGCATTCACGCCTACATGTATATCCCAACTACGATGAGGACAAGAAGTAGAAAAGTATTCACGGTGTAAATGTACTGTGTTGCGATTGATTGGTAAGTTATAAGATTTCATCACATCAGCTACGACTTTGAATGTTGCTTCTTCGTTTTTCATGAATGTTTCATCTGATATATGGTTTGGAAAACTTTCACACACTTCAAAACCAATTAAATGTTGGTTAGCATAATTATTTCCGCAATGCCATTCTACATAGTTTGTTGGGTGGTACCATAAAACATCGTTGCGATTGACGTATACAGACGCCCAACCTGCCGTATAACTTCCATTTTGTTCACGTGTGTATAACCAATTCAAATATTGTTTTGGTGTCATACTACCATAATCGTTATGAATCACAACACCTTCTATACTAGGTTTAGGTTGTGTGAGTTTACGTCCTTTAATATGATTTGAATAAATATTTGCCATTGTGTAACCTCCTTAATAAGTTGCTCGTTGTTTTTCACGAGGATACTACCATATTTGTAAAAAACATTTTTGGTCGAATTTATTCATGATACGTTCTTTCATTTCAAATACTTTGTCTAAGTTGTCTGGATTAAATGTTCTGTTTTCACTATTTGAATTAGCTTCTCTATTGCCTTGACTTTGAGTTTTATTAATATTGTTTGAATCGGCGTAATTTAAATCATCATCAGTTACATTTAAATTCACTTCTGTTTGAGGTAGAGTCGCCTCTAATCCTCTGTAGTCTGATGTTTGTTTTGATTGTTCGTCACTATGTGTTTCGCTTGTTTGTTTATTTTCTATAAAGCTATCAAGTTGTCCGAATGTGTAATAAATATATTCTGAATACTGGATAAATAAAGTCACAACTTGTGATTGAAAGGCTTCAAGTGTTTGTCTCCCTATTTGTCTATCTATGAAACGATTCGTAAAGGCTTCTTTAAAATTACGGTCTATGGTTTTATCAGGATAAGAACGATTACCAAAGAAATGTTTCGTCACAATGTCATATACATCATCGTCAAATTTTGCTACTTTTTCAATAAAAGCGTATTTGTCGTCAAAAAAGGTTAACCGACCGTCATTTATAAATTCATTCTCGCCTCTTTTAATAAGCTCGGAACGTAAAATATCCATGAGTGTTGTCGTATGTTTACTCATTGTTATTGTCCTCACTTTCTAATGTCGTTATGTTAATTTTACTAATCGCCTCATCATCGTAATAGGGGAATATATCCAAATTAAATCTTCTATTTAATTTCTTAAATGGTTCACGACCTCTAATATAAATATTACTGTTTGATGTTGTAAATCCTCTGTTACTTTTAGCCTCTGTATCACTCACGCCACTTTCTTTATCAACAGCAAGTGAATTGACACCTAAAAAGTTTGATAACTCACTTATTTTATTTTGATATTCTCGTTTCATTTGAACCAGTGCATTTGTTACATAGTCACTACCTAAGTCTATGATGTCCTCCTCAACATCAACAAGATTAGACATTTTAATAAATGGACTACCATTATAGAGTTGATTGATGAATTGATTGATTGTTTCATCGTTCACTTCGCTTAAAAATAGCTTACTGAATTTAGATTGCATAATGAGAGAAAAACGACTTAACACAATTTCGGCTAATTCATCACTATAATGTTCTAATATTTCGAAGTCATTTGTAAAATTAAGTGGTTTATTATTAATCACAACAAAGTCACCACTTTGGCAATCATCATAATATTCAATCTCTAAACATTCATCGGGTATTAAATGTTCTGGAATCGTGAAATAAATGTCTTTCTTTTTTCTTCTTTTATAATTTGTAAAATCGGCGAGGTTAGTGATGTTGTAATACTGATTTTTATAATCTCTCACATAACCTAATACCATAATTCTTTGGTTTCTTGCTCTACCAACAACAACTTGATAACCATGATGTAACATCACTTCAAGTTGTAGGAAGTCAATACCTGTTTCTTCTTTATGTGTGTAGTTAATCATCAAGGGTAGAAACTCGGCATAGCGATTAAAAATTAAACGGCGAAACCGATTTCTATGCTCGATAACTCGCCGTTCTATTTTTTGGTTTAACTCCGTTTCCAAAGGATTATGATAATTTTCGCCGATATAATCAATCGGAAAATTTACCATAATTTAAAAACTCCTATTCAGTTATTAAAATTTTATTGAAGAATGGAGAAACTGCTTTGAAACTGTAGTAATGTAACCAGTGTGTCACTTCGTCAAACTCGCCATTATAAAATGGTGGTTTTAACATACCTTTTGTATAACGTTTGTATTTGATTGCGTTGATGTCAAATACAAAAGCGAATAGGTCAGATTGTGGTTTGATTTCTTCAACGTTACCTTCAAACTCTGCTAATTGTGATACATCGTACGTAAATGTTGCACCTTCTGGAATCACATCGCCTTTAATTGTTTGATAATCTCCAAAGGTACGCATATAGCGTATCGTTTCATCTTCTTCGATTGTAATTTCTGATGTTGTTTTGAACACACCACCTAAGTCGTCAAAACTAATAATGTGGTCTGAAAAGTCAATACCACTCACTTGGAATGTATTAGCAATTTTAGTATTGAGTAGGTAAGACTTCATTCTATCTGTTGTTAAAATCGCAATATCTTCTAAACGTGATACTGTAGTATAACGACCAATAGCGCCACCTGAAGCAAGTCTAACTTCGTTATATTTGTCACTGTTGTTTTGCATATTTAAAATACTTTCAAATACGGCTTCTTGTAAGTCTTCTTCAGATACCACTTCACGTTTATTATTGTCTGATAGGTTATTAAGTGCATAATCAACCATCATTGCACGAATTTCTTTTTCTTCTAATACATTGATGTCTGAAATGGATTTGTTAAGTACTGCAATGGCATATTGTGTAGCGTCTGCTAGGTTTGAGAAGTTAAAACGTGCATCATTGTTATTCAATGTAAATTTTTGTTTTTTAACAATGCCTGCGCCGTATAATTTAGTAGCAATACGTGGATAATTACGTTTTAACATCAATTCTTCTGATTTACCTAAATTCATTGCTACTGGTACTGTATCCATAACAACATAATCTTCACTGTATTGTCCGATAAAATCAACTTCACGAGCTAACCAATTGAAACGGTTACCTAATGCAATGTCAATTAG